AAAATACAGATATCACCTACTTTTATATCTTTAATATCAATAGATGGTGATGGATAATTCATATATGCTCTAGAACTAGCAGTTTGTAAATGATAATTACCACTACGTTTCAACATAGCACTCAAAAATGTAGCACACCAAGCGGTACTATCACCTACTACTGGAATGTTTATTTCATCCCATAATGATATAATATTAGGATTACTATAAGAACGGCTTGAACTATTTTTCTCAGTCCATGCGGCTTCACCCAAATTTAAAGCTTTTATAGCTAAATCATAAACGTTATATTGGATCTCATTTTCTGATAATGCCTCATTATCTGGCACATATACCTCACCATTTTCTGTAGTTTCTACATTTTCAGGTGATATTGGTGCATCTTCATTTTCATAATAGTAATTTTCTGGTATTGGGAATGCCTCAACAACTGACGTAAAATTAGGCTCACTATCTGTAATTTTAGGATTAGCAAAACCTAAACCACTATTTAATTGTACGGTATTTGCTTGTAACATAAAGTTACCACTAGAAAACATTCGAATATCACCTAATGATTGAAATGATGTTATACCATTAGTTGTTACATTCATATCTAATGATGATTCAATAGTTGTGGTTCCATCACTTGATATATTAACTAAAGTTCCACTTTTATGTTTAATTTGTATAGTTTCATCACCTACCGTATCCGATAATAAAATTCGATGACCGCAACTCGTTTCCAAAACTTGCACATCACCATAATGTTCTAATGCTTTATCATGTAAATCAGATTTGCTAGTTGTTGGATCAACACCCAATACCGTACCCGTGACTATAGGACGATCAATGTCACCACCTTCCAACATCACCCAAACCCAAGTACCGATTTGTAGTACTGAAGAAACGCCTACACCACCATTCAATCCAAACGCTGTACTACCCTGTACTTCAGCCCATGGCAACGCCTCAGTTGGCACTATAGCTTTATCCTGCGAGTGTATTGAAAAAATTCTAACTTGAACCCGACCAATTTGGGAACCAATTGCGATAGGTTCTATATTATTTTCTATTATTGCTCTATAAATCATGATAAATCCCTAGGTTGTAAATTTTCTGCTCTAGATAATGTTAAACGTTGTATGTATTTCATTCCTATAATCAAATCACTAACACCAACTATATAATATTTCCCAGAATTCATAGTATCGCCCTCAGTTGTAAGGTCACTAAACCCAACTAATCCGCTAAATTCTACGTCGATAACTGTATCTATATTGCCACTTTCTACCGTCCCACAAACTGCAAGTTGCATTCTATTCGAGTTCATGTAACTATCAAAAAGTTTCATTTTTTGCTGTCCCTCAGTAGATGCCGCTTGAGTGATCATTTTTCCAGATTGTCCTTGCAATTTGGACGTATCCACACTATTATTAGTATTGAGAATTAGATCACCTTTAACGTCTTCAAAATTTTTGGTATTTGTATTAACACTTTTACCAGTAATTCGATAATTTGTAGTTTTTGGTGTACCTATATTATTAGATGTGAATTGTTCACGATCATGTATTTTATAGATGTATTTGTTATTCATAACTTTATCTGTAAATTTATATTCAAAAGATGTTAAAGTACTTGGTTTTAACTCTTTAATATAAATTTTATTTCTAGTTTGAAACATTCTTAAATTGTATTTAGATAATTTACTTCTTATAAATTCAAGGCAATTTTGGGAACTATTACACAACATATTACCCGTTGCGCTTTCTTCATTACCAATTGCATCAATACTCATAAGATCTTTTGATATTTCAGTACCACAAACTTCCGTTATTAGTGCTTTTATTGCTTGTGCTGTATCACCCTTGATATATTTATCGATATGTGTTTGACTCAATTTCATAGTGATAGCATCAATTAATGTTAGCGAAACTATACGGAAACGCTCATTATATTTTCTGTGTGAAATATCTTTAATTTTAAATGTTCTTACATAAGACTTTTCACTAAAATCTTTAAAACTGATTGAAACGGTATTGTCATTATTAATTGTAGTTACCGAGTTATTGAAAATATCGAACGTGTCTTTAAATTCAAGTTTAGCTACTACACCACCAACATTAAAAGATTGGTCGATTTGTAATGTCATCAAATCACCATTTAATATAGGGTATTCGTCAACCTTCACTTCTAGAAATGATAAATTTGTAAAATCATGGAATATCTTTAAATCAGCACTCATTAGAATATACCTTTTTCATAACCCAATTGTAAAAAATTTTGTATATAAATTGGTTTAATTACCTTTATAATGAATCTACTATTATTATCTTCTTCCAATTCTTTGAAATAAGTATCATAAAGTCTTTCATAATCTTGTGTTGGAAAATTGGCACCGTACACTTTACTTTTGTAACGGGCTACTTTATTTATAGCCATATCTTTTATGGTATCTTCATCAAAAGGCAAACAAGTAAACGGTGTTTTTTTATTAAGGATCATGATTATATCCCAATAAGAAACATTACCATAAAGTTGATACGAAATACGTTCTAACTTATCATTTACACCTACCCTTGTACGGGTGATCCAATTCTCGTCAATACTATCCATAAAATCATAAATATTAGATAAATTTATAGATGTGTACTCAACAACACTGGTTAATATAGTGCCAGTTTCGTCGGATCTTGTTGTTCTTTCCCCGTTAATAAGTGTGTTTTTCATTCTGCTCATATCGTTAACCTATTTTGTTGGTTGTGTAGAAAAATCTTCCGACGTTCTAATTTTAGTTTCTGTAAACTGTAAAGATAATGTAATATGTTTTGGCATACCATCACCAAATAATTCCATACCACCATCAGAGCCATAATCTACCGTTACATTAGTCAAAACCATTAAATCAACGGCTGTTAATGTGTTTAAATGTGAATTGTTATTAACCATTTTAAAGTTATATGGTGATTGTAACATAGGTGTATTCGGTACATATGACGGTGATGAGTACTGTTTAAATTTCGTAATAATTAACAAAATTTGTCTAGCCTCACCTACATTTTTAGGCACTAAATCGTACTTTAAATTGAAACTTCTAGGCGTAGAACCTGAATAGTTTTGAAAATATCCCGGATCTATGATAGGTTTTCGTTGACCTGTCGAGTTTGCTATGTTAGCCAAAATTGAATCCATAGATAAATTTGATTTACGAATTGCCGATCCAGTAGCCATACCGATTAATGCATTTACACTTTTTTCGCCTAATGTTGCATCTTGAGCAGATAATGCATAGCCACCAATACCGCCCGCAATTTCAGTCATTGAAGTATTAGCAATATTGGTATTTGCAAGGTTGTTACCTACTTCACCTATTAATGAACGTTGATTATTCCAATCGTGTGATTGTGAATCTGTAAATGTGCTTGGAAATGGTAGAGTGATAGTGCACAATTGTTCTGACCCAGTGGTCGTGTTATTAGATGTCATATTTTTACCGAGATCTTCTAAAGACTCATCGGGTGATTTTGTTTTTGTTAGAACATCAATACCAAGCGAAACCGCCAATTTTAAAGATTCCGCAACTGTAGTTACTATACCTTTTTGATCATATACAATAAATGTAAGTGCCCTAGAACTATTAGAGTCATCAGCAATATTTTCTGGGTATAAGTAGTTTGGATATTTTGTTACTTGATCAATTGTGTTTGCCATGTGTAAAGCTCCTTTATTATTACTATATTTATATAATAAAAAATAATAAATTTTAGGCAAAAAAAAAGCTACTCGAAAGTAGCTTTTATATTAATATTCGGATAGAATATTAACGTGCCGCTAAGATGGTATTTGTGAAATCAACACCAAATGAACGTGCGTATGTTTTAGCACGGTCGTTAGAGTTCGCATCCGAGAATCCCGGAATTGTATCTAATGCGTAACGAGTTTTTGCGATAATCGCAGGTTGACCCGTAATTGAACTTGTCACTTTCGTGAAATTCAATGGTGAGTACGGGCAGAAGAAACCCATTGCATCACGACGGTCAGCACCTTTGTACAGTACAGTACAGTAATCACTTGTAGCGTATTGGTCAACAACAACTTTAAATTGATTGTCGAATGTACCCGCTAAACCACCAGAAACGGGAGTTTTAAGATTAACATTCATTTCAGCAATTTTGAAACCGTTTAATTGTTGTAACATTGTTAGTACTTTTGGTGATACGATAAGGATATTACCTTGACCACGTTTAGTATCTAAACCAATTTGTGCCGCTTCAGTTTGAATACGTGTTGCTTGATGACGGAAACGCTCGATGTCAAAACGACCATCAGTACCGATATCAGCGGTGAAAGTTGTATCTGGTAATTGCGTAGCATTATCATTTACAAAATCAACACATTCACGGTCAATTTCAGCTTGCATTTCATAAGACATAAGGCTCATGATTTCTTCGTCAGCATACATACCGTGTTGTTTTTTAAGGTCTTCGTACATTTCTACAGAATATTGGCCTTTCAACGCACGTGATTTAACTTCAACATTTTTACGAATGATTTGGAAACCAACTTCTTTCATATCATTGCCAAGTTGTTCCGCTTGTGCAGTTGTATACGTACCAGTATAATTTTTGAAGATACGAGTAAACGACGCTTCATTTGTAAATTCTTGTACATCTGTAGCAGTTGATGTATCTAAAGTTTTCAATACTAAGTAAAGATCACCTTCGCTGTAAATCGCTTCAGCACTTAAATCGTCAGTAGTTTGAACAATTTTAAGTTTACCAACTAAATTACCACCTTGTTCAGCAGTACCAGTGTATTGATTAACCAACGCGTAAATGTAACCATTTGGCATAGGCATAACTTGAACACCTAGAATATGGTTAGCGATAAGTGTAGGATATACACGACGTACCATAGGCATAAGAATTGGTGTAAATTGAGCGATGTCACCTGATAAAGTACCTTCAGAAAGCATACGATTCATTTCGTCATCAGCATTTTTTAAAAGTAAGGTCATACCTACTGCATCTGATTCTGATAGCGGAGTGTAACGTTCACTTTCCACTAATTTTTTAATTTGTTCGTTCATTGGTTGCATATAAAGCTCCTAAATATTATTGATTTTGTTTATCACTTGTAATATTATATTTATACAAGTGATAAAAAATAACGTGTTTTTTTATTAGATAAGGTGTGACGGAATTGAATTTTCTTTTGATTTAGATTCAGCAATAATCACTGCTTCTTTTTCAACTTCTTTTTCTTCGTCTTTACCTACAATTGATTCTTTTAACGTATCTAAACGATCACCGTATGTAGAATCATTCGTAAATTCAACTAATGAACTTAGGCGTTCAAATTTGTCAGCTTGGACAATTGATAGACCCGATTTCATTTCATTGATAATACCCATTTTCATGAATTGTTTGTTTTGATTTGCAAGTTCAAGATTTTTTTCAACTAGAACGTTATTTGCTTCAACTTGTTCAGCATATTTAGTACCAGTATCAGCATTATCTTTAGCTTCATTGATTACAGCAACATCAACACCAGTGGTGATAACAAAACCAGAAAACGCTTCAATCATAGCTGTTAATTTAGCTTGATTTTCCGTATCAACTAGTGTATCTTCACTTTCATTAACTAATTCATCAACAACAACTGTTAAGTAGTCGTTTAATTTTTCTGAAATTTCATTGAATTTCGCCTCTTCAGCAATGGCATTTTCAGAAATTAAATTTTCTTTAAATGTAGCCATATTAGCTTCAGATTCTTGTAATAGACGATCTTCAATCTCAGCGGTGTTAACTAATACTTTAGCATCTACAGCTTCATTAACGCTTTGTTCAAATTCGACTTTTAACGATTCGACAAGTTCAGGTGTGAAAACCTCTTTGTCTAAATTTTCGAATAATTGGTTTGACATATAATACCCCTTTTAAAATATATTTGGTTTTTTGCAATTTACAAATATATTTATACATTTAAAAAAAAATTGCTTATTTTCTGAAATTGCCAAATAATTTACGGAAATTATCTACAATATATTTTTTAGTTTCGGCCTCTGATAATTTTGGTTCTTCGATAGGTTCAACACTTATCTCATTACCATCAATATCAAATTCTAAACCCTCAACAACACCATCATTTAATTTGTATGACTCACACATACCGTTCATAGTCGCGTTATAATCTGAAGGATCAGGTACAATATCATAAGTTATTAGTTTATAATCTGTAACTACACCTTGTTTATCTACACTACCTAAACCGCGTGAACTCACCGAAATTTTGATACCATTGTCGATCAAAGTTTTAAGTTGATTCGCTTTATCGTTATCCAATAAAACCGCTTCACCCATAACAAATTTACCTTCAGTATATAACTTAGTAATTTTTGCTACGGCCTCCATTGGCTCGACACTAGATCGAGGTGGGTGTTTATATTCCATTAAAGAATTGATAGACCCATCCATCATAACGGACTGGTACTTATCAACTTCCCGAACCCAAAGATGTTCAGGATATGACCGACCATTTTTATTTTTTTCAACCATAGTTGACCACTTACCGCGGATGTAGTACTTTTTCACACCCGTAGATTCGTTCATTTCAACTAATTGTTCTATAACATCATTGTCATATATTAATTTCATAGCTTTTTACCTCTTGGATTAATCTTCTTTCTCATCCCCAAAAGCAACGTCCTCAATTTGAGAGTAAATATTGGTTTGCTTTTCAAATTTTTGTACGGTATCATTATGACTTACCATACGTGGATGTTCAGATATTTTTGTACTAATAATATCTTTTACACTGTCTTTAAATTGTGTAAACTCTTTATTTTGAGCATGTGTTATTAATGTTTTAATGTTTTCCATACTAAACCCTTTGTTAATATATTGTTTGATAATATACTATTTATACTATTATTTTTTCTCACGCCTTTTGTACACTTTTCGCTCAGACCTAGCTTTTCGAGTAGCTTTTGCTTTACTACTAAGTGGTTTTTTCTTAGCTTTATTTGCGGCTTTATTAACTTTCGCGAAAATCTCAGTAGATGTATGTTTACCTTGCATAAATGTTTCACCTCGCATTTTAGCTAAAGCAGGTAATTTATTACTAGGGATTACTACACCTTGTTTTGAAAATCTAGTGTTAATATAAAGTCGTATCACTGGTGCATAACCAAACTGTTTTAAAAACGGTTTTAGGTCGGCATAAGAAAATTGCAAAGGACGATCATTTTTGATATTATCACTATTCAGTTGTATAATTTTAACAACTAAAGCTTGACGCATCATAAAAGGTAGCCAATGGAAATTTAAACCTAAAGTGTATTTACCACTTACTCTAAGTATTAATACTAATGGTGTTTTATCGTATGTGAATTCTTTATGTTTAGCGTTATAAGATAGAAATAATGTGGTTCCGACCGCAAAATCTTTTCGATTTAATCGTTTTTTGGTTTTGATCAATTCTTTAGCCGTCATTTTACTTTGGGCTAAAGTCATTTCTTTACCAGATTTTATAGATTCTGTCACATTATTTCTAATCATAATTTAACCCTTATGATGCAATATCATTTAAGGTCGGTGCTGTTACACTTTCAGGTTTGTTAGTACTATCAGAACCCACAACCCAATCACTAAATGTGAACGTTGTATCAAATTCTAATACAGTATCAATTTGATCAGATCCCACGGTCATTTCACCAACACCACTAACATAAACATTATGAAAAGTGTATTTTGCTGTTTCTACGCCCGCACTATCTAACTGTGATACCGATAATTCACCCATAACACTTGACGGATTTCCAGAATGTTCATTGTTTTGGAAGTGATCACAAGCTTTTAACCATGCTACCATATCACGACGTAAGCCATGATCTTCTGTAGTGTAAAAAGTTAACGTCCATGAATTTGTGTACGCTGTATCTCCCGGAAGTGGTAGCTTACGACCTTGTGCAAACAATTCAATCATCCCCAATGTTACTTCGGGAAAAGTTGCAGATTTGCATAACACTGCCGCATTTTCTAACAAACTAGTAGTTGATATTGTGCTTGGAATAGAAAAATTAATTAGATACTTTGATGCTCTCGCACCACTACCTATAGCTGATTTCAATTCTGCAATTTTATTAGACATATTATTTCCTTTGTTTATTGTTATATAACATATGTTATTTATACAATATAAACAATTTTGTCTAATTAAAAAAAAAAGAGCCATAAGGCTCTTTTTATGATAAGAATTTTTTAAGTTAAAATTATTTAACTTCTTCAGTTTCAGGCTCTTTAACTTCTTCAGTTTCAGGTTCTTCGGCTTCAGCTTCAGTTTCAGGCTCTTTAACTTCTTCAGTTTCAGGCTCTTCGGCTTCAGTTCCTTCAGCTTCAGTTTCAGGCTCTTTAACTTCTTCAGTTTCAGGTTCTTCGGCTTCAGTTCCTTCAGCTTCAGTTTCAGGCTCTTTAACTTCTTCAGCGACTTTTTCAACTTTTACAGCTTCAACCACATCTAAAATATATGTAGCACGATCTGAACCGTGACGATTATTTGTTAAAAGACTAATTTCAAATTCACCTAAAGCCGCGGGTTGAAATTCTAAAACCGCATCAGACGAAATAAGTGAACCACACATACGCCATGTGTAATCTAAAGCATCTTTGATTTTCGGATCAAATTTGTTAACTTTACCTACAGTAAATTTTAAACGTTCGGTTTTGTTTTGGATTATCGGTAAAATGATTTTACGCATCGTTATCTCTCTTATTTTTGGTTAATGAATTTAATTGTTTTATAATATCTGTTGTATTTATCTCTTTTTCAGGTCTATCAGAATTATCAACACCGTTAATTTTGTCTTGAGTGTCATTAATTTTATCTAATTGAACTAAAATTGTAGATATTTCTTTGTACGTTTTAAGGTATAGATCCATATTTACAGCAACACTTTTATTGACATCCGCAAATGCACTAATTAACATTGCTTTATCTGCTAAACTTGTATCTTCATCAAATGAAAGTATACTAAGTGTTACATTTGATATAATTCTACGGCCTTCATCAGCATTTGTTTTTAATGTATTTCTAACATACTTAAAATCTTCTACTAACATGTTTAAGTTTAACGCTTGACTGGGTGAAAGTAAAGACTTATCTTCATCAGTCGACACAACTTCACCAACTAATGATTCCAATTCCTCACTTTCAACATTCATATCGTCTATAACGTCAGCTTTACCTATAAAACTATTCGTGATATTATTCATTTTTTCAGCTAATTTCTCAGCTTTTGTTTTAATAGCTTCAGTTTCTATACTCATAAATTTACCTTATGCAACATCTATTGGTGCGGGATCAGACCATTTATTTAATAAGTCTTCTTTTAACTGTTCAAGTTCCGCGGTTGCTTCATTTTTCATATCTGCGTAATTTATACGACTACCCCCGACTAATGGTGCATCAAATTTACCCGTAGTCGTACCCCATAAAAATTTGACTTTAGACGTACAATATGCTTTAATATATTCGTGATTGAAAATTAAATCACCTTCGTCATCTGCAATATATTCATACTCGTAATGTAATAGACAAGTATCATTACAATTTTGCATTAACTGTAATACCTTTTTATGTGGGTTAAAATTGTAGTTCATATCATCGCCCAAAAATTTATCTAATATGCTTTGTGTAGCAGAAATAGACATAATACTTGGTATAATTGAACCACCTACCGATCCAGTGAAATACTGTTCAGACCACAAATCAGGCACAAAATCCATACCAAATTGAGAATTAAAATTCATAAAGCTGTTACCACCTCTAGAAATCTTAATGATATTCGTTATCGTATCGGGTAAAAGATATTCGCCCGCACCACCTAATTCTATAAACGCGACCGCCTCCAAATCGCCATAAGCAAATTCTGTGAAATGTTGGATCGCATCGTCGATAATTTGTTTAATGGTATCTTCATCAACTTCAATCCTAACCAATGGAAATCCCAATTGACGTTTGATGTAATCGACCAACTTATCTTTAGTGTTAATTCTTGCCATGTTCTTGACCTCTTATACTATATCTGAAAATAAATTTAAAACTCGGTCTGTACCTGAAACATCGTTATTAGAAGTCGCCTGATTTACGTTAGATACAGATAACGATTGAATTTGATTAGCAATTAAGTTAGTTTTGCCGATCTCGGTTTGTACATATTCGTTAGATATTGTATTTATAACATCAACTTTTTTATTTTTATTTGGAACCGCTTCAACTTGTTCATTAGGTTGCTTATCCGTTTTAGATGTGTTACCATCATATTCGGGATTATTAGCCTTTTTACTTTGCTCAATGAATTCTTGATTCATTTGCTCTAATGATTCATACTCCTTAATAGGCGTATAATTGTCTGGTTTAGACGGCTTAACATCGTTATTCATTTGCTCTAATGATTCATACTTTTTAATGGTATTATCCACACCCATTGTATTATCGACATTTGTTTCATTATTTTCGTTATGTAAATTAAATGCCTCTTGTATAGTGATACGTTTACCATCTTTATCTAGAACATACTGTACTTCTTTTTCAGAATTATCAGAGCTAGGCAATGGTGTACCAGATTTATATTTAATTGCATCTTTAGCAAATGTTTTAAAGTAATTATTTGCTTTAATAGAAACTTTACTAAACGTATCTTTAACATCATTCAATTTGTCTGGATTTTCATCAAAAAATTTGATAGCATTATCACGCATCAATTTATTTTCGTTCTGTTCTTTAAGTTTTCTATTTTTGATTTTATCTTTCAATATCGATACCATCATTTTAGTATCATCACCAGAAAAATCATCTATTGCAATTACTTCACTCATTTGTTCTTCAGAGAGTGCTTTAAATTTTGTAAAATCAACATCACTATTAAACACGGTGTTTTTAGTGATCACGTTCATGTTTTCGTAACGTTTAATGATAGTACTACGTTCACCACCAATAAAGTTGTTAATATTTTTAGTAAGTGAATCACTACCAATACCCAACGTTAATACTGAACTTAATGCTGACGCGGCTTTGTTTTGTGTAGTTACTTCATCTTCGTCAATACCTAAACTTTCACCCGCTTTTTGCCAACCGTTCGACGCATCCATTGCAGTCAATCCCGCAGTAACTACCCATCCCGCAATTGGTATTGCCATAGCCGCACCACGTGCCGCAGTTTTCAAAGCTACTGTTGATGCAATTTTAGCCGCTATTTTTTCACCACTCTTTTTAACTAATCCGCTTGCCATTTTACTAGTGGCTGTTACCGCGGCTTTAGCAACTTTAGCCCCTTTACTGGTTAATGATGATAGTGTTTTTAAAATGGTTTTTGCATGAGGCATTAATGTCTTTATAAAAGAAAACATACTTTTAAGACTTCTAAGCCCAACTTTACCAAGATATTTTAAAGTCGATACGGCACCTTTTGTTACCATTTTAGATAGGTATTTAACGGTTTTAAGTAACGCTCTAGTCGGTGAAAATTTTAATATTCTACCGAAAATCTTTTTCGCTAAAAAGCCCATAAATGAACCTGCTAACAGACTTTTTAACAGACCGCCTTTATTTTCATCCTTGTCTTTATCTTTATCTTTATCCTTGTCATCATCTTCATTTTGTGGTGAAGTTGTTGGGTTAGATGTATCTTGATTATCACTAGGTACAGGCAAATTAATACTTGTGTCTTGATCATCATGATTACTTTGATACATGCGAGTTAATACATCTAGAATTTTTGTATTAGTATTCAATATACCTGTTAATTTTGGCAAATCTTGATCACGATTTTCTGTTACTTGTGCGATCGCTTTACTATCAACATCACTGATATTATTTTGAACTAATTCGATTTCTCTAGATTGTACCTCAATTTGAGTTTGTACAACTTCACTACTACTTTTAGATGATTTAACTTCTTTTTCGGTAGCTTTAACTTTATCAAGTTTTTGAGTATTTTCAAGTTGTTTTTGGCTATCAAGTTTTGCACGTTGATTGGCTATTTTACGTTCTTCTAAAGTCTCACGAATTTTTTCTGAACGGGCACTAGTCGATGGTGTATCAACTTCAGTGACTTGTCGACCTCTAGCACGTTTAGGTGCAGAACTCAATGATTTTCTACCGCTACTTTTAGCTTTAGTGTTTTGTTTAATCTTTGCTTTACGGTTAGCCATTACAAATCCTCTATTGACCCGATGTCTCTTTTCTGGTATTGTTTAACATACCGACAAATATAGTACGTTCAAACGGTATTAATGTATCTATATCTTGCTTACTATATTTTCCGAAATAAATCAAATCAGAATATGTTTTGTATATAGATTGGATCGTGTCTTCACTCATATTCTCAACAATAAAATTATCACTAAGATTGATAGGAACATGATTACCACATTGACAATATCCGATTATATTAGACTTAAACTTAATCGTTTTAGTCTCAATTTCGTCATAAATATCTTCAAATTCTATAGCATCCATATTATCTATAATATCAGTCGAAACTTTCGAACCGTCATGAATTCGTAAATAATCTTCTATATCGATTGATTTATCTGTTAAATCATTGTATTGTTCTACTATAGAAAAATTAGGATATTTTTTAGGTTTATGGTCAACATTGATTTTATTTGTGAAAAAATCATCGACCTTAGCTAATGTATTATTTACAGCATGACATTTATTGCACGTGAAATTGAAACTAATATCATCACCTAGTGACAATTCTCGACATTTTAATAAAATTATACGTTTTTCGTATCGTGTGAAATTGGCTATAGTTTCTTTATCATAGCCAATTATCAATAACGCCTCATCTAAAATATCAAAATTCACGTGTTCGACATCCTGCATCAACATAACAAGTATTGCTTTTTCTTGTTTAGTTGTATACTGTGACACTTCAATTTCTTTAAAGCCATATATCGAACCGTATTTAAATTTCATTTATTCAGACCATGATTCTGGGAAAAACGCGGGAATATCATCGACAACAACGTTCTCAACATGACCACAATTTGTACAAACAACACCGATAACGTTATCCAATTTGAAACGTTGTTTTTCCCATTGAGTAATAATATCTTCAAAAAGATTGACATCAACACTATTAAATAGGCTGAATTTTTCTTCTGAAGTGTAAACGTGATCATTAATACTTTGTACGTGCTGTACTAAGTCAACGAATAATGCTTCAAATTCTGATTCAGCTTTTGCCAAATAATCGTCATATACGTCTTGAGATTTAATGCGCCCCATTTTAAAACGTAATTTACCTTTACCACTTTCTACGATAATTGTACTAAAGTTTTCACAGTCGGCTTTAACCGCTGTATTCAAATCTAGTTCAAACGTGAAAGTTTTTTCACATTTAGCACAATCTAATGCCATTTCAACTTTATGACTAATACTTTTATTACGAATAGTTACAAGTAAAAATTGATATTCGTCTGGTGTTATTGGTGGTGCACCCTCTAAACAATCAATAACTAAACTTTGTCTGATACCCTTAACGATTTTTTCTTTTTCTTCAATAGAGTCGACTAATTCAATTTTAGCGGTGTACGCAAGATATTTCTTTTTATCTTTAATTTTCCACGAACGATATTTGAAAACTTTATCACGAATACTTACTTCGTATGGGAATTCTTTTTGAATTAATTCATCTGTTTTGTTAGTCATTATGTGTCCTCAACCTATTTTTTTATTACAGGTGACATTGATTTAAATTTTACGGTAAACTCAGAAACTTGAGCCTCATTATTATTATTTATATCGAGATTAGAAATGCCCTCAATAAAACAATCGTTTAACGTCATCAATTCAGTATTAACTTCACCTTCATAATCGGCCTCTTTAATGATGTTAATTATTGAGCAAGCATCATCAAAATACCAACCCGCTTGAGATCTATATGCTGTTAAAAATTTTCTGTACAAGTACATCATATCATAATCTCGAAATGTTATTGAGAATCGATATAATTCGTCTTTACCGTTATGAATCCTGTATTGCCCGCCTATATAAACTTCGATAGGTGAATTACTAAAATCAGGCGTGTTTATAGATACGATATGTTGATTAATATCCCTACCCTCTACGTCATCAACCCAACCTATCAATTTACCCATTTCTGAAGAAAATGATATTTGTACTTGGTACGTATTCGACATAGACCATTTTTTATTTATAATTGCCGAAATATCTGTTGAAAAAGCCATAATTTTACCTTTATTGATTATCTTTCTTTATTTATAAATAATACATTTAAGGAATAATCATGAGTTCAAATATACAGAATCTATTAGAGAAAAATTTAGGTGACGGTGGTAGAAGTACCAAATTTGATGCTATTTTTCAATTTACTTCTCAAAATCAGCCAGATTCGGAATTTGTCGCGTCTTCAGTTAAAACTACGTCATTTCCGGGAAAGTCACATACCCCTATACACATAAAAATGGGCGGTCGACCTGTACCCGTTCGTGGTCATGTAAAGTATAGTCAAGAATGGTCGTGTACTTTTTACTTAACAGATAACCACGAATTGAAGAATGTATTCGAGTTGTGGCTTGAAGCACTTGATGAAAAACATCACTATAATGATAGTGTAGATGGTATGGACGCATTAATACAGCAACATAAATCTTATGGTTTTTATAGAGATATTAGTGTATACCAATTAAGTTTTGATGAGACTGAACAAATGTCAAAATATGAAATGCACAATGCTTTTCCTATTCGTATTTCGGAAGTTGATGTATCTTATGAGGGAACATCTAAAGTTTTAGAATTCACGGTAACTTTTGCGTTTACACATTATACGCATTCAGTAACTTCAGCGGATTCAGGTAATTTTTTAGATGGTATTATATCTAAGATACAAAGTAGTGTTAGTTCGACTATATCGAGTAATTTGACAGAATTCGCTAATCAACTTATATCAGGTGAAACGGTCGGTGATGTATCTAATATTTTTGCTAATGTAACGGGGTTATCTTCAGATACATCAACTTACAGTAAAATGTTTGATATGTTTAATACTGGTGGTGTGAATTCTGACAATATGCCTAATTCACTTAATAAATAAGGTAGTAAAATATGAGTAAAACTATATCAGATCTTAAATCGTCAATAGGTGGCGGTTTAATGACAAATAAATATTTGGTTGAAATGACATCACCAATATTAACTATGGATGCTAATAAACTTAATATACTTTGTAATAAAGCTAGTTTTCCAGAAAGAACGATTGCAACAAATGAAATTTGGCGATACGGTCGTAAATATGTTGTACGTGCTGAAACTACTTATAATGGTTCAATTACATTAGGATTCATAGATGACGATGAAGCGAATATTAGACAATTCTTTGACGCTTGGTTAAAGGTTGTTGATGATAGTGGTACATCAGCCGCGTTTGATCTATCGTCATATGAGGCCACTACGAGCGGCATTTTAGATATTGTAAGTAAATTGCAATCTGATCCGTCGTCAATTGTACAAAGTTTACTAGATGATGATTTCGCGGATTCATTGGCTAGTTATCAGAATAGTTTTAATATTTGGGCGTTGAATAACAGTAATGATAAGGTTTACGGTTACAAGTTACAAAACTGTTACCCAACTAGTATAAGTGGTGTAGATTTTAGCGACTCAGATTCTAATAAAGTGATGGAATTTACAGTAACATTTTCATATTCTGAATTTGAACCAATCAAAGATACTACTTTATTAGAAACAGTTGCGGATACGCTTATTGGTAATGTTGTTGATACCTCGATCACTATGGAGGATATATTCGATTAAATAAACAATTCGGGGTGCTTATTTTGGTACTCCGATAATTTTTTTAATTCATATTCTTTATTATTTAAAGCATTTTGATATTCAGCTAATTTCGTTCTATAAAAATCGGTATTTTTAGGGACGTTATCATATCCTTCAAAACACTCTATAACTAAATCCAATTGTTTTAACGACAATTGGATTATTTTTATATTTGTTTCTATTTCATTCATACTTAAACCTTATCAACTTTAATGCGTAAAATATTTGTTTGGTTAACACCGTCATACACACCGTGTTCTTTAATACCAAAACTAATCACAACTTCTTCACCTAATTCTATATCTTGTGATGCTGAACCTTTATATGTTAACAATTCGCCAGATTCAGTTAAAAACTTCTTGATGTATGTATAACCATAAAATCCATCAAAACCAAAACTTTCAACACAACGAACAACTACTTTTTTCTGTCTAACACCAACTTGACCAAAGTAAATACCGTTACCTTTTTTGTCCATGAATTCCAATTCAGCCAATTCAGGGAAAAGTAATTCAAGTTTAGCACCTAATAATTTAATAGTAGCTGTTGCGTCATCTTGGCGACCGTATTTCATCCAGTATTTAGCCCAACTATCACCCTTTTCAGAATGAATTTTGATTAATGGGAAAGCTTTACTGTAACCAAAAGGGAATAAACCTTCTTGAACAAGTTGAATTTCGTAATCAAGTGCTTGTTTTTGAGTAGTGCGGAATCCATCTTCAGCGATCGCTTGTTCATGAGCAGATTGAACATTTTCATTTCGTGCGATTTCTTCTAATGAGAATTTAGGTTTTGAAACTGCATAACCCATTTCTTCAGCTTTTTCTTTAGCTTTATCAGCATCGATAGATAGGTTACGCATATAGTAATCGCGCATAACTACGGCTTGAGAATAATTACCGTTACCGTCATGAAGTGATATAATTTCCTCGTATTGGTGACGTAAAGTGTACATTTTAGTTTCTTCGCCAGTACCGATGTAGAATTTAGAATATAGATTAGACATAATTATCACCTTTTTTGAGTTAGTGGTTAGGAACTCCCTGACCACAAAACCCATTATACAGACTAATTTGTGTAATACAACTTATTTCTTCAAAAATTCTACTTTTTCGTATTCACCTTTTAATGCTACTACATTCGCACCACAATGTGATTTGAATTTAACACCGTGCGGCCTACCACTACTGGTATGATAGTTGTATGATGCATTTTTATATACGTTACCTTTAACACAATTGAAACGCTTATCTATTGGTAAATCTAATAGTAATCTAATATTAAATGTTTCCATTATAATTCCTTAATGATATCTATTCTTGTTTACAACTCAACTGGGTTTTTTAATATCCAGTTGAGTTGTAAAAACTTACATGATATTTTTTAGTAACATTGCACTTTCTTTTTGAGCAAACATTTCTTCTAATGTATTGGTAGTATCTTTATCATTTCGCCATTCGATCCAACGAGGATGTGATAAAGCGTAATGCTCATTGTTACGACCTTTTGTAATATCATTACAACGTGCAGTAAATACTTTACCGTTATATTTTTCGAAATTTGCACTAATTTCATCAAGTACTTTATCACTAAAACCACTAGCGAAACCTTTCACCGTACCTTCATCATTTGCAAATTCTAATGAACCTAATTTACCTGCGCGTTTAGTGCCTTTTTTACCCTCACGTTGACCAACAACACGGACTTCGACATCAATTTCAAGTTTCATTTTGAGTTGATCTGCACTATTCCCGTCTTTCATCAACATATGTTTGTTTTTAAGTACACCACCTTCTAAACCTTTTTGCATCCATTTTACACAATATTCCATAGCTTCAATTGCTGAATCAACTTCTAAACTTTCGATCATTTGAATATGTTTATAGTTGCCATTTTTCAGCAATTCTTCTAAAAGATTGCGACTATCAATATATTTAGTAGACGGCATATCACCTTTAACTTTATTTTTAGCTTTAGTGTATTCTTCTTCTGTGCAATATTCCCATACTGAATAGATTAATTTTTCATGCGGGCAATCATCTGAACCGATCATACCATTACCAACAGAACGATTTGTAATACCTTCAACGGTTAATTCACCAAAGTAGTAACCATCAGGTAATGCATTAGCTTTAATTTCATCACCAATTAATGGGTATTCGTAAATTTCACCAGAACGTGACATATACGTTGCAATACCATCTTTAACGTAAGTTTCGCGATATGTACCATCAGCTTTTAAATCTAAAATAGCGGGAAATTTAATTTTTTTAGCTGTTTCTTTATTAAATAAAAGACAACGTTTATAAACTGGTTTAACAATTAAACCTTTAAATACTTTATTGATAGTGGTACGACCAACATTAATTTTCAAATCACGACCGATAATTAAACGAATTGTTTCGGCATCATTTGGGCGTAATTCATCAAGCATTTTACCTAAAAATTCGATAGCCGCATTACCTGTTAATTCGCGAGTTAAGAAACGATTTAAATGCTCTAATGCTTCATCTAACGTAATGTAAGGATCAATTTTAATTTCACGTGATGTTTTAACATTTTTCATAGTTATACCAAATGTGAAACGAGCTTTATCATACGTTAATTCTAGAACGCGTTTGAATTGTTCGTGATCTTTGTATTTTTTTAATTTTGCTAATTTGTCATTAGACGAATTTGTCTCATTTAAATCTGCAATGATGTGGTGAATTTGAATTGTCATAATTATTACCTTTTTAATTGCCCGTTATTGGGTTGGTTTGGATGTTACGTTAACTATTAAATTTAGTCAAATATTATCGATAAATATTATCATTTAGTGGTTAAAATGGTGGTATTTCAACGATATAAATAGTATTATACTGTATAACAATAATAATTGCAAAACTAAGGAAATATTATGGCTTTAGACTCAGAACAGGTAATCCAAATCATTGATATGATTACTGAAGGTATCCAATTAGAAAATAATGGCGGTGAGGGATATTCAAACTATTATATCGCGGAAATGGTTTTAGAAAGCCCTAGTGCGGAAAGTACAATTCGACGTATCAAAAAAGAATTGCTAAGTACTGGTAGTTATCGCGGTATTGTTGGTAATATGCAAATTGCGGGCGGTACAATTTCGGAGCCTGACACTAAACGAGGACAATTTAAAGGTGATCGTTTCATTATAACATCAGCACAAAACAATACACTTATACATGATAAATTCTACAAATCTTTAATGGTATATGCAGAACACAACAATTCAGAATTAATTGTTAGTACATTTGATTATAATAAAAATAGCTTTAAAAATACACATGAAGATTTATGGTTTGATGAGCGTATCCGTGATAGTATCTGTGATAAGCCTATGCAAATTGCTAAAGATTTGGTATTTTGTGGTGAATTTAATATTCTACCAACTGCTGTTACACCATTATCAGGTTTATATAATTATACTGGCAGTGAAAGCGGAATTATCCCTCACGCAAAAATGCAACTTGAAAGTATCCCTACACCAAAACATGATACACCTAAAATGTTATACACTACTGGTTGTTTAACACAAATGAATTACATCCAGAAAAAATCTGGAACAAAAGCTGAATGGCATCATATTTTCGGAGCTTTAGCGGTTGAAATTGATGAAGACGGTGAATGGTTTGTACGTCAATTAGTAGCTAATTCTGAAACTGGTGAATTTTATGACTTAGATGTTTTATACACACCAAAAGGTATTAAAGAAAATCAATCTATTGAAGCGATCAACTACGGTGATATTCATGCCGCGGGTTTAAGTGAAATGGTAGCGGATGTGTCATGGCGTAAAAATAAACTTAACGATAGTATTTTAGATGTATTACGTCCTAAATATCAATTTTTACATGATGTACATGATCAACGTGCACGTAATCACCACAACGTTAAAGATCCACACTTCATGTTTAAAATGTATCACAATCAAACTGAATCTGTCAAGGATGAAATTTTTAATACTGCTCAAGTTATTAAAGAAACAATTCGTGACTTTAGTCAAACAATTATCGTTGAAAGTAATCACAATTTAGCCGTTACTCAATGGTTAAAAGAAATGGATTATAAACGTGATCCTGTTAATGCTATTTTCTTTTTAGAAATGCAAACAGCAATTTATAAAGCGATCGCACGTGGTGAAAGTTTAGCGGTATTTGAATACGCTTGTAAAATTTTAGACGGTGGTTTAGACGATGTTTTATTTTTACGTGAAGACGAAAGTTTTAGAATAGCGGGAAATATTGAGTGTGGTTCACATGGTCATTTGGGTAATTCTGGAAGTCGTGGCGGTATTCAGACATATCTAAAATTAGGTATTAAACACAATTTAGGTCATGTTCATGGTGCGGCTATTCGTGAGGGTGTTTATTATGCGGGTATGAGTGGTGAACTTGAACAAGGATATAATAAGGGTGGTAGTTCTTGGAACCATTCACACATTTTGACATATGTGAATGGTAAACGAGCAATCATTACCTTAAAAAATGGTAAATGGAGAGCTTAATTTATAACAATTCCGACCCTACGACGTAGGGTTCTGGAACATATTCGGGCGTAGGTAATTGCGTCCAAACATTATTAATGTGAAAATGTGCCTCATCAAAAGTTAATAATCCTTCCCCTTTACAGCTTAATAACACTTCAGTTTTTTCTATATTTACCCTAGCATTTGGGTAGTGTGTTTTGTATTTGGTTTCCCAATCTTCGTATGTTACAAACTTATATAACTTTGTCATATACCCAACTTGATTCTTGTCCGTTGTATAATTTACCATGCCGACCTTGAACTCCTTCAAAAATTTGACCATCTTCTCTATATCCATCATCTAAAGCATAACTAAACGCACCTGAATCTGAACCACTTATTTCCATATCCCATATAGACACTGAACTATACCAACCTGCTGACGATCTAAAAATCCTATTCATTTGACCGTAACTTGTTCCTGTCAATTCTATAAAATGTACTTCACCATCATTAGGCCATTGATTTGTAGATACACCATCTATTTTTATTGATCCGCGGGTACAATACATTTGTTCTGTGTTGCTAGAAAATTCAACTTGTAACCTGAACTCATTCGAACTACCACCCGCACCAATCAAGTTCATAGTACCTCTCACTATACCTTGAGCATAAAATGACACAACTTGCCCCGACCTTACTGCGGCTGTATCTATCACAACATAATCGTCTAAATCATCTGGTCTATAATACCAACGTCTTGCAATAGTTATAGTATCAATTTCATTTTCTACCGTTTTGCCTGTATTGGTTGTTATACTAACATTTGGTAGATTATTGCCTTCATGTAAAGAGATATAGCCCGCTTCAGTTAGTAATACATTATTACCGTCAATGGTGTAATAATTTTCCGTATTAGTACCATCAGTGAAAGAATATACAAGTATATCATCCTCATCAGATCCACTAAACGAACAAACTATATCACCTATTTGGGTTGTATCTTCAATAATCGTGCCATTTTGTACAGTTAACAAAGTTTCATCGTCGACCAATGTAGTTGTTATAATATTATTAGCTAATACATTATCAGAAGTTGTTAAATAAACATTAGGTAACGCGTTGCCTAAATTTAAAAAATCAAAACCCGCTTCAGTTAATAATATATCAAAATCAACTATTTCATAATATCCATTTAAATTAGTATCTTTTGAGAAATCTACAGTAACAACTTCGGATTCATCAAATACTAGTGTGTATGTTCCCACAATTGTTGAAATTGGTGTATTATCTTCTATAACATCATAATTGGTGATCGTCAATGTAGTCGGTATTTTTTCAACCGTCCCATTGTTATTACCAATGCCGTTAATAACAGATTTGGTTATACTGTTAATAATACTTTTATTAGTCATATTATACCTCTGCGGTTACAACTTTTATAAACAATTTTGCGGTATTCGAACCACTAACACTAACAATTACAGGATTTTTATAACCCACGTTTAGTTCAAGTGCGAAATTTTCAGTGTGTGAACCATTTTCAGGTAGTGTAGTCACTGCTGAATATTCACCATCTACTTCTAATTGTGTTTGAATTTCGACGTTTGCACCATTCCAATCACCGAAACACATAATAGTTTCTCGACCAGTCATAGAGCTTGGGACAAGCACTTTCTCAAAAACGATCTCATTTTCAACCTTCAATTCTCTAGGATTTTTCATTTATAACTTTCCTTATAGATATATATAATGATATATTTATATATAATGGCTAAAAGGTTAAGATATGAAATCTTATAGGATTGAACACAGATTGACGCGAAAATGCAACTATTCATGTAGTTATTGTTATGAAGTATTTGACGATACTTTTGATAATATAAAAGTCGATTTTGAAGGATTAAGATATTATATTGAATCATTTAAAGATACAATTATCGAATATAACATTATAGGTGGTGAACCAACTAGGCACCCACAATTTAAAAAGCTGATCGAATTTCTTTTAGAATTTGACAATCTTCACATTTTGATCACTAGTAACGGTTCAAAATCATTAAAGTTTCTTAATTATATTAGTACCGATAGGTTAAAAATATTATTCAGTTATCACAACTCTGATACTAATATCGACGATTTTATGGTTAAAGTTTCCGAAATTTCAAGCCATGTAAAGTGTGTTAATGTCGTGGATAATCCACAATTGAACAATAATGCATATGAAGAATATCACGAATTGAAACGACAACTTTTAGAATATGATATTGAATTGCATTTATACCCTGAACTCGGTAAACTTGAAGAAAAACCAAATGAAAGAAGTCAAGTTATTAATATACAGGAACCATCAGTATTTGAGGACGTAAAAAAATTGTGGTATTATAAGAATGGTTTATATCAATCTTGGTTAGATGATTCTTGTAAAACTAAAGGTAGACGATGCAGTATAACAGAACATGAAAGTGTTGTGCAAGATAATAAAATATACCCTTGTGTGTATTTTGCTAATAAAGAAAAGAGTGGTGTAGACTTTAAAGATTGCGAATCTATAAAGCCTAAATTTTGTCGCTTTGAATATTGTTTATTTAATGCTCAATTTGTTGATTAGACTTTTCAATCATATCTTCATAATTTTCTATAATTGTCAAGCTATCTTTTGAGTATTTAATCATTTTTTGAACGTTAATTGATAAGCTTTGGTAATCTTGTGCTGTCAATATAAAATACGGTGTACCATCAATATTAGTTGTTGAAAAGTTAACATCTTCTAATGTTATGCTTTGTGGGCGTTCCAATATCGAAACATCATTTCGTTGTATTACTATTTGATCTGGTGTAGTTGTGCACCCAATAACCGCAAAAGCAAATATAACGTATAATACTATTCGTAAATTTTTCATTATTTGTTATCCTCGAAATCTTGAGTAAATGTGCTGTAATCGTCAAATATTTCTTTGGTTTTACGATTGGCTTGTTTAATAATTAATGTCGGTTTTAGGTTTAGTAATCGCTCTAAATTATTCGAATTAAACTGTGATTGTTGTTTACTCAACTCTTTAGCATTATTACTTAATTCTTTGGATAGGTTGATATTAGTGGTAGACACATCTTTTATTTGATCATTATAGTTGGCTATGATCGTTTGTTGTGCGATAATATTGCTATTAAGCACCTCAATATTTGATTGTAATTTTCCATTTTCTACTTTAGATAACATTAATAGAACCGTCAATGTTACCACCGTAATTACGACCAATACCCACACCCAAATCGATTTAAGAAATTCCATAATTTTACCCTTTTAATTTGACTATTCTAGTAAATAGTTCTTTGTTATTAACAATATCTAATTTAGCCAATGCATCATATACTTTTATGTGTTTTTCTTTTATGCCTTTCAATTGCGGCACTAACAACTCAATGTTTAATGAGTAAAGGTATATTAAAAGATATTTATACTCTAATCCATTATCACACATGTACAAAATTTGTTCACATATGTTAATTTTAGAAAATGATTCTGTATCTTCCATGAACAATTTAACTTGTTCAGAATATTGGATATGGGTTGCTTTATGAGATTCTAATTTTGTAATTAGATTTATAACGTCGTTGTGATCCATTTGCGAATTATCCATAATATAAGAATAAAGCATATAACCGACAACTTTACCTACTTTACCTTTAATAAAAATAAGTAATTGTTCGTTGCTTATTAATCCACCTTCATAAAAGTCAACGTACATTGATACTTTACAAAGTGATCTAGGTGATGAACCACAACGGTCAAATTCTGACGCTGTATTATCATATTCAGGTGTGAAGTGCAAATAATCTGGATTAGCTGTAATGAAGTTTATAATATTGGTGTTGATGTTCTGTGTTTTAGCCCATTTAAGCCAAATGTTTGCATCGACTTCAACGTCTAATTTTAAAAATCTATCCAATAATGCGGGATCTAATTCTAATGTTTGGTAGTCGCTTGATGGGTTAATTGCGGATATAATGAAGGTTTTTAGCTCACCTTTTGGTAAATTGTGATCGTGTATTCTACCGTCTAAAACTAACTGTAGAATTGATTGTAGAACGTCTGGGTGCGCACGGTTTAATTCATCTAAAAATAATACACTCTTAACGCCTCGGTTTTCTGCGCTTATTATTCGATCCAACCATTCTGGTCTTGTCCAATAAGTTACCGTTTCACCATCTACGTCTTTGTTTTTAGGTAGACCAATTAAGTCACCGATTTCTTGAGTACTTAAAAATAACGGTTCAAAGTGGTATTTTTCTTCTATAGTGAATTGTTCAACTACTGAACTTTTTCCGATCCCATGTTTAGACGATATCAATACAGAATCATCATTTTTACAAGCGAAAGGAAAAAGTTCTTTACAAAATTGTATATTCATATCATCTACCTAAAATGATATTTATACTTAATCTTCCGTTTTTGATTCACCACTCATTGCACCAAAAATAACACCAACAACTAAAAACCAACCCCATTGATCGTTATGATTTAGTGCTAGTATAGCACCTAATATAACACAAACTAATGCTACAATAACTTTACCAATCACAAGTATTTTTAAAAATGACATATTAACCTTTATAATTATCTAATTTTATACTATTAAGAATATTGAACTTTTGTCTTTCTAAAGTTTCTTCAGGCACATTGTGAATGCTCGAATTACCGTGACGATTTTCTACAATTATAGAAACCAATTCAGCACCATAATCATCAGCAATCTTTTGATAAGGTTTAATTTCTTTTTCTGAAGTAGACGTATTATGAACGATCACATTTGAATAACCAATTTCAAAATATTGTTTGGTCTTATACATGCACCATTTATGAGCATTGTGTAACTTACTAACATCCCAATTATAAACACCGTCGGTATAAAAATAATCATCAGCGCATACACTGATACTATTAGGTATCATTTCTAGTGTTTTTGCTAGGGTAGTTTTTCCACTACCACTAACACCACGAATTAATATTAATTTTTGTGTCATATTATTTACCTTCAAAGTAATCTGTAACAATTTTACGACGTTCATTTTCTGAAAATTCATTCCAATCTTCAGGCGTGTATTTGTCAATTACAAATTCATGCAAATCATAAAACTCTTCATCAATTTGTTGTTTGAATTTTTTAGGCTCATTAAACATTAAATTTGTACGCGTTTTACCCATACGTAATAAAGCTTTAGTAACTAGGTAATGTGGTGATTTAATTTTAACAAGTGTTACACCGTATGTGTTACGGATCATAAAACCTTCATGCTCAACATAGGTATCTAAATCGTCAATAGAATCATACCATTCATGATGTGGACGCATAGCACCTAAAAATTCGGCATGTTTATCTAATAACTCTTCAGTAACTAAATTATTTTCGGTATTCCATTGTGCACCAATAAGATAAATTCCGTATTCTTCGGGTACGATGTGTTGATCACTTTCATCACAAACTTCAAAACTATATGTTACATTTTCGATCAGTTTATCAGTGTTTAATGTATCAACCCATTTTTGGCCTAACGCAACAAAATCTGAATCTAATGTTCCTGTAGTTGAAACAATAATACCGTATTTTTCAGTTTTAGTGACACAAAGCATAAAACCGTTAACTTTTACGATTGCTTGGACACGTATATCTTTTGGTACAGTTTTCTTGTTTTCACCTAAATTAAATACTTTCTTAAAAGGATTAACAATAACATTGTGATTTTCGTCGATTACAGTCCCACGACAATGTAAAAGTCGAGCATCTAAACGCCATAGGTTTTTAAAAAATACCTTTTTAGTATATTTCAACACACTTAAACCCGCATATCGTCCTTCGGTATAAGTTTTCTTTTTAACTAACCCTTGTTCGACTAAATCGTCTACATTCAATTTCATAATTATAACCTTATTTTAATGTCCGTCTACTGTAACAACTTTTTTAGATAATGCAATATCTAATACATCTTTTAATTTCATTATTTTACCGAAATTATCATAACCTACATCAACCTGTCTACCAACACCTTGATATTTTCCATGACAGTGACCAAATAATTGAACACTACCATAGTGTTGTTTATTCCAAGCAGTTAAAGGATAATGCATCATACACACTAATTTTTTATCAACTTTTACTTCTAAATAATAATGCTCGTCTATATTAATACTATCAAACATTCTATCATGATTGCCGCGTATAAACACTATATTACCATTAAGATCATTCAATATTTCTAATGTCTCTTCTAATGAACCAAACGAAAAGTCCCCTAAAAAGAAAATTACGTCATCAACCCCGACTGTTTCATTCCAGTGTTTTACAATAGCCGCATTCATTTCTTCGACATTTTCAAACAGTCGAGTTTTAGGTGCGTGTTTTAGAATGTTTTTGTGGAAGAAATGTAAATCACTTGTAATAAAGTAATTCACATCCCCATCTAAGTCCAATTTTTGACCGTGTGTAACGATACGATAATTTGGCAGTTGTGATTCTCTCATAATTAATTACCTGTTTTTATTAACGGTTTAAGGAATCATTTAAAGATGACTCCCATCGCTTTACAGTTAGAAATTTTCTGTATTTACCAAATATTTTAACACGATAATCTTTAGTGTACAATGTTTGATGTTCATTAATAACTTCTTTTTCATTCCATATATGAATTATCACAACAACTCTCGATCTTCGAATGATGAACCGCCAAACAATTGAACAGCTTTTACAAGTGTAATACGTTTCCACTTATCAACAATACCAACAATCATAGCCTCCTCAAACACTAAATCACTTTGATCACGTGTTATATTAACCGTAACTGTGCGGTATAAGTAATCATGTAAAAGTGCTTCATACTTATATTCACCATCGGGTGGTAATAACCAACTAAAAATATACGGAGTTGAGGCTAAATCACTTTGAAATCCTTTAGGGATTGTATAAAACTGTCCCATCAATTCACTGTAATAAATGATATCCTCTAACACTTCGAAATTTTCACGTTTCCACCAATGTGATTTACCCAATGATTTCAACTTAACGTCTGTTTTAAATCCACTTGTTTCGTTATTCATATTATTCCCATTTTTCATTATCAAAACCCAATCGCACAAAATGTACGCCTTGTGTATTTATCAAATCTTTCGATAAACGCAAAAACTCTTTTCTGGTTTTCGGCTCATACAATGGGATTTTTAACAACTCACACAATTCCGCATCATCGTCGATCGTGTGGCCTTTACCTATTTTACCATAACAACCATTAGCACCCGCATTAACAAATATAACACTACCAGATTGTCGACGTAAAACTAATTTAATTTGTTCATAACTTTTATATAAAACAAAACCACAAACACCGTAAATAAATACGGTTTTATTTTGAGCAGATAACCCTTGCGCAAGGTTTACCATATGTGGTTCTTGAATACCACAATTAACTTCGTTATGTACTCGGTGAGGGAACATATCCGCGTGTAAAAAGAATATATCATTACTCTTAATACGATTGATGAATTTTGCTAGTAACTTTCTCATTTCTTCTGACCTTTATATTCAAAATCTAAAACAACACCACTATCATGTACGATTTGTATTTTCAAAACACCATCATTTATAACTTCAGGGGTATTTAAATTACTATCACAAACGACATCATAACCTTTAAAATCATTATCATAAATCCACGTATTAATAAAGTACTTTATAGAGTTTCTATACACACCATCATTAATTTTACCGCTTACATTAACTAAAAAGAATACATCACTCTCTAGAAAATCACGAATTCTGATTATTTCTTTAGACATTTTAAGTTTATACAGATTTAATGATCTATGCGCTTCATTTATTCTAACCATCGAGCTATCATCTTCGATGTTTTCGATAGCTTTATTATGACGTAACCCAATAATGAACGCGTCAGATAATTGGCTATGTTTAGTATCAGAAAAATGGTACTTTCTAAGTAATGATTTTTCTTCTTCAGTAAATGTATTTAATAATGACATAATTCATCCATAATTTCTGCGTGTTCAGTTTCAGTTAGTTTAGAATAATGATATTTAACGGGATCATCCATAAATCGTTGTACTGGATAACCTTTTACAGTATCAAAAAATATACAAACAGCGGGTAAAAATGGGTTATCGGCAACTTCTAACATATGTTCTAAAAAGAAATAATCATCTACATTTTCGTAATTACAACATGTA